GTATTACCTTCTATTAAAGTATCGCCCGCAACATGAAGTTGTTTTGTACCGTCAATAGCTCCCGCTGTAGTACTAGTAAATCCAATACCAGTATTACTAGATATGTAATTAGGTACTGCGCTGCCTCCAAACCTTAATACACCAAGCGCATTAACATTTAACCTAATCTCTGGTCTAATAGGGTCTAAAGGGTCTTGGCCAATTTCAACTAATGGGTTTGTGTGAATTGATGGTCTATCAATTCTTAGATTACCGTTTAAATGTAGGGCTTTGGTGTTGTCTATATTGACAGCGGTTGAACCTATAAAACCAAGTCCTAAATTTGCCCCCACATAGTCAGGTCCAAAACCACTTAGCTTAGTGAAAATTTCGTTAGTGTTGGGATTTCTTAAAGTAAATTCAGGTCTGAAATTATTAACTGTTGTTGTTACTTGCATTAGTGGGAAAGTACCCACTCCTCTTGCTTCTAAAACTACAGAACCTACCGCTATATTTGCGTTTTTTGCTATTGTAGTACCACCCGTAAAAGTTAAAGTATCTGTCAAAGTTGCAACCCTTCCCGCTCCTATTGTGTCGTCTGCTGTGTAAAGGCTTGGTGAACTTGCCGCTGCCCAACTTCCATCAGCTCTTAAAAAATTCGTTGTTCCTCCACCTGATGCAGAAACTACCCCTTTTAAAGATGATGAAAAAACATTCATCATTGCAGTTGCCTCAGCCTGTGTCAAATCTTTTGGATCTGCTGCAATACCTGTGTTGTTTCCTTTTATTGTACTTGCAGCCATGTTTGCTGCTTTTGCGTTTGTCACTGCATCGTTTGCAATAGTCAACACCGTTGCCCCTGTTGCGTCCCCTGTGTGGTTTTCGTTTGAATCTTTTGCCGTATTCAATGCAACCGCTGTATTGTTTGCAACCTCAACATCAAAATCTGAGATGTCTGCTGCAATCAATGTGATTGCTCCAACTTTCCCTGCAACACTTATAACTGAATCAATATCATCTTTTTTGCTCCAATTTGCAGCATATGTACCTGTGCTTGCATTGTCTAAAATTGCCAATAATGAATCACCAAGATCAAATGCAACACCATCAACTGTTCCTGCTGTGCTAACATTCCAATAATACCCTGCTTTTGCCGTTCCTCCTCCTGGAAACGTCCCAATAGAGGCATCCCATCCCGTTGATGGATCTTGCAAAATCAATAATGCTGATGATTCAATAGTTGTCAATCTTGAGTCCAAACCACCTGTTATTCCATCATAATCACTCTCAATCGAGTCAATCATGTCAATCAGTTGAGTGTTCAGGATTGCTCCTGTAATCGCTCGAACTCCGTTTGTGTTTATGTCGTTATTGACTTGAGTCCTCAAGTCGTTTAAATCTAGTACTGCCATTATGGTATAAAGTTAGTAAAATCGTTATTAAAATCATCATTAAAATCATCCTTTGAAAACTCTGCATAAGTAAATGCAACAGTATTTGCAGGTTTTAATTTTAGAACTAATTGCCTAAATTCTGCTTTTCTGTCAAAAGGAATCAATGCATCAGATGGAAATGAATTTCCACTGATAAAAAAAGTAAATCGTAATTTATCCAAATAATCAACAGATGCAGACATTTCCATCTCTCCCATCTCACCACCGTCTCCCATTTCTGAGATTACAGTGTCAGTGAAAAAGTCAGCATCCAAATCAGGATCAATATTGTTTGCAATGATCTCAAAAGGATTCACAGTGTAAAAACCTCCCATTGTTCCAACTCCCATCTCTGTCAATCCCATTTGCTCAACATCAGATGTCAACGTGTATGGATCAATAACTCCGTAAGGATCAGGATTTACAACCTCACCACCCATCTCACCATCTCCCATTTCAGCAACTCCCATTGGCGTTGGTATGGTTGACGATAAAGGGAATCTATTCTCTGTAACAATCACATTAAATCCTGCTGCCTGTAATTGCCCCTCAATATACTTGTAATGTTGTCGAGCTGGAATAGTTCCAGGATGATTCATTTTTCTTTTAATTGCCAACATTCTGTCAGACAATAAAACAAACTGATTTGTGATCAAACCCAATCTCCTCTCCCATGATGTTGCATCATCTGCTGTGAAATTAGGATTGTCAGGCAATATTGAATCCAATATTGACAAACCTGACTCATAAGCCTCGTTTTCACTATCCGCCAAAGCAGTGTGCATTTTCTCTTTTGTACTTCCCGATACAATTTTAAACGCTCTACCTTTTGGATAAAACCTTTGAGTAAGTTTTAAAAGTAGTTGTTTAAACATACGTCGTTGGATTAAAGTGTGGAATGTCTCCGTTGTCAAAAGTAAATGTTGGTACACTTACAGAGTCAACCTTTAAATCAATACCTGTGAAAATTGATGTCGGTTCTGCTTGTAGAATTATAAACGTTAAATTGTTAATGCTTAAAATGTCATTTTTGTTTGCCAACACATCTGCTGCATCCACAAAAGGTCTGACTTCATTAATGAATGCCTCAATTGCATTGTCAATACTTGTTTGAATTGTTGGAGTCAGATTTTTATATCCTGTAATCTCCACATCAATCTCTTTTATTGTTACTGGATTGAAATCAATATTAAAAACTCCAACAGGTCTCCTCCCTCTTTCATTCAAAGGTTTTGTTGTGTCATGATCAAATTCAACAACACTTTCAACATCATTCAAAATTGTCAGAGTTGGTGTTCCTTTTCCATCACTTGAATCTGCAACTGTTGCCTCAACAAACAACTCAATCTCTCCTGCAAAACCTTGTTTTACATATGGATAAACCTTTGCAACTCCTTGAGCATCTGCACTCCATAATCTGTAATCTGTTGCAGCTCCTCCCTGAGGTTCTAATTGATACGCCTCAATTGCTTTTGCTCTATAATCCTCAATTGATTCAGCAGATAAAGGTGATATCAATTCAACTGTAACAATCACAGATGATTCAACGTTTGCAATTGGTGCTGTTGATGTTAATGTGTCATTGATTACCAATTTTGAATCCAAACCACCCTCCAACGCTCTCACATCAATTGTGTCTCCTGACCCTGTTAATGTATAATCATTATCTAATTGATACAACATTGATGGAGATGAGCTGTCATCATCTGATTTGAATGTTGATGATGCTTTGATCACTGCACCTGCTGTTCCTGTCACACCAACTGTGTATGTGCCTGATTGAGCTGAAAATGGACTCCTGCCCAACTTAACTCTCCCGAATCTCTCAAGTGTTCCTCCGATTGATTCAGGATCAGCAGTGTCAACAAAGATGTTTTTTTGAACATCTCCAATCATCAAATAAATCAGTTTTAATTTCGCTGCCTGCACTGCTGCCAATGCTCTCAAGAAATTACGCCCAAACAAAGGAATTGTGATTCCCAACTCAGACTCCAACTGCCCTAAAATATCAGTATATAACTGATTCAGAGTTGGTATTGTTACCGCCATTTTTATATAGTTTTTTCAATTATTACCTCATTTTTTAAACTGTCCCAAATCAATTGGAACTCTTTCACTGCCAAGTTTCCAGGCTCTTGCAAAGATGCAAAAATTGAAACTTTATCATCACTCAAGATTGAAACTGAGACTGTCACATCTGCAATATCTTTCATGAACTGCAAATCCTTTTTTGCTGCCTCCTCAATTGTGATTCTCCCTGAGGAATCCAATGCTGTATCACTTAATGTTTTTTGTAAAGTTGAGTTGAATTGCACCTCTTTTTCATTGTCAAACAATAAAGAGTTGCCAAACCAATCCTCCCTCAATTCAGTATCCAACTCATTCCCTGTTGTTGATACAGTCTCACCAAACCAAGCCATATAAACCATATTGAACAAACCTGATGTTGATTCAATATCATTTCCATTCAATTGTAAATCACCTCCTGATCCTGTTTCGTACAATACAATATCCTCCATGATATAAAGTTAATTAAAAGCACTCAATAATGATGTTGTAATTTTAGGAAAAAAGTTGTCATCTTGCTCTAACTGTGTTGATCCTTTTGGAGCTAACACAGTAAGTGTTGCATTTGTGTTGTTGTTGTTCTCAAT